CTCTTGTTCTTGCGGTTACAGTAACTTTCTCGATTGAGAAGGCCATTTCATGGAATGTGTTACCAGCAGTTCCATCACCTAATGCCTCTGCCTTACCTGTTGTCATACCAGCATCAGCTACAGCGTTACCAGTAAATACAGCGGTTGGAGGTGTACCACCAACTGCGAGTGCTTGTGGAGCATCACCTTCTGAAGCTGCATGAGCCGTATTCGCCTCATTATAGAAGGCCTCTGTACCACCCATGTTATCAAATTTAGCTCTCATTGCAAAGATAAGACCGGTTGGTCCAGTCATTGGCTGAACACCACAAATATCATATGCGATAAGGTTTGGTAAACTTCTTCTGACTAAAGAAATTAGAATTGGGTCAAAACCAGCAACTGGTGTGGAAGCAGAACCTCCGAAACCAGCGATACCAGCATCACCTTGAGAAGCAGAGTTTGTTGGAACTGCCTCTGAAAGAACTTGACCAGACTTCGCCATTTCTGTAGCTTGGTTCTCAAGAACAACAGCGGTTACGGCTTTCTTATACTTGTCCTCAATCTGTGGTAGATCAGGGTGGTCAAGAACTCCTTCCCACTTTTTCTGTAAATTTTCTGAAAGATACATCTTTTTCTCCTACGTTTAGTTTAAATTAGTTCTTTGTTTGTGATATAGCCTTAGAAACTGCATTTACGAATGGGTCATTAGACACCACTTTTTTATCTGCATCAGTTTCTACTTTTTCATTTAGAGTTTCTTCATCAGCTTGTTTTACTTCTGATGGAAAATAATTTTCACGAATTGTTTTTACCTTCTCTCTGAACTCTTCCTCTGTGGAAAAATCTACACCTTCTGCAAGTGTTTTGATTTTTTCTTCTTGAGTGTCGGTAAGACCTTCGCATACTTCCGAAGTAATTTCATTTTGCCTTGCAGTAACTAATGCTTTGGCAAACTCCATACCTCTTTCCATTTCCTCGTCAAGCTGGGATTCTAAAGCCTCAACTCTTGTGGCTAATTCATCAACTAAGTCAACTTTCTCTTCAGGTACGTCAATGTAGTGCTCTGCAAATAGGTTTCTTAAACCTGATATAAACTCTTCTGTGAGTTCTGCACGGAGACCAGATTCTACAGCAATCTGATTATCTGTCATCCATTGCTCTACGACATAGTTAAGATAGTCATCAACTTTTTCTGTTAATTCTGTTTTGATTTCGGTTACAGCCTCTTCAAACATAGTGGCATATTGTCCCTCAACCTCTTCTACGATTTGTGTCACTCGGTCATTTACACGAGCTTCGTAAACGATAGAAGCTTTCTTTTTAAAATCTTCTGAAATATTTTCATCTTCTGAGAAAAGAGAATTTACATCTTCAGAAACTTCTTCTTTCATCTTATCTTTTTTCTTAGCAAGATAGTCTTTTAAGCCTTGAGGCATACCTTTTTTCTCCTCGATAACCTCATCTTCCGTCTCCGCTTCTTCGTTTTTAGCTGAAGCAGCTGAAGGTTTGGTTTTAATAGATGCCTGATTCTTTGCAGAATTATCTGGCGCCGCACCAGAAGCATTGATTTTATTAGAATCGTCATCTGGCTTATTGTTTGAAGGTGTTGGGCCACCTAAGTCTTGCATACCTCCTACTGATGAGGTATCAACTTTAGGCATTGGTTCAGCGGGTGCTTTTGCTTTGCTTTGGGCTAAAACTTCAGCAGCTGCTTCCATAAGTTGGTTTTTATTCTCTGACATCTGAGTTATCTCCTTTTATGCAATATTTATAAATTTAAAGTTTTCTAAGGTAATTTTCAAATAATTTTAGAGCAACATCTTCGATTTCGGCTTTTGATGCTCTCTTTATTTCTTTTTTTGCTCTGTCGAAATCTGTTTCAACGAAACGTCCTTCAACAAACATCCATTCTTTATTTTCCATAATGCCGTTTACGAAAGCACCTGGAGCAGATGGGTCAGCAACAATGTCAGCAGCCGTAGCAAGTTTCAAGTCATCTTGCACCAAATTATATCCCTCTTTGTGTGGTTCTAAAGAACCTAATGCTCTTGATGAAACACCCACACTCACATCATTGTCAATGAAATTCTTAACAATTTGCCCGTATGGTGTATCTAAAATTTTTGCTTTTCCGTGAAATGTATTACCATTTTCTTTCAAAGAAACTATTTTATGTGATACCCTTTCAAGATTTATCGTAGGTGTATCGGGATGACCCAATTCACCTAATGCACGATTAGTTTTAACATACTCTTCGTTGTATCGACCTACTTCATTACGAAGCGTGTCCATTTTATACATTCGATTATTTTTATTTACAGTATCACCGACAAGAAAAGTACCTTCTATATAAAGATTCTTTTTTCCATCAGACTCTTCTATAAGAGTTTTTACCTCTGTAAATGTTGTTTCTGATATAAGTTTCATTAGACTCTCTCTGATGAGTTAATTAGTGCTGGATCATAATTAGCTACTTTAGAAACCTGTAACATTACAGTACCGCCCGTAGCAATCGTGACCTGAAAAAATTGTGAACCAACAACTGCTGATCCAGTATTTGCTATAGGTGAAAAATCTTCAGCAAAATTAATTTGACCAGTGCTGTGCAATTCAACTACGTCCTGTCCACTTGAACGAATCATTATACTACCGTTCGTAGACCATGCACATTTTTGTATTGCAAAACCTGTTATTTTTTCTTTATCAACACCTTGAGTTGCAAATGTGTTTTGCACGTTAATATTTGCAGTACCAATTCCATGAATCCTAATCGTGGATGGTCCTCTTACTCTATTAGTTGTTTCAAATGCTATAGCCATTTTTTTACCTTAGTCCTAGTGATGCCCGCCTTCTCATTGATAACTTTCTTTTCAACATTGAACGGCGGAGTTTAGCTCTTCTTGTCGTTTTCCAAGACCTTTTTAAAAGTCTTGCCTTTTTAATTCTTGCTGTAGCGGTAATTCTTTTTACTTGACCGCCTTTACCTGTAGCCGCATAACCTTTGACTCCAGACCTAATTCTATTTCTCTGTACTACTATCTTACCTTTAGAATCTCTACGAATACGCCTTCTTATTTTTTTTACTCGCCCAATTTTCATAATATTTTGAGCTCTTGATATTTCAGTTAGATAACCTAAAAGATAATCTAAATTCATTTCATAGCCTTAAAAGCAAAATCAGCTGCCTTCTTTAAATGGGCTGGGCTTTTATGAACCATGGCAGATAATTTCTTTTTGTTCTCATCATTTACTTTTCCATGAACAGCTGTAATTGCAGATGCAGTAAAATGGTCAACACCCATTGTCTGACCATTTTCAAACTTTACACTTTTTTTAGCTTTATTTTTAGTAATGTCATGTAAATGATCCATGACTTGTTTACCTTCTTCTAAATAGTCTGTAAATGAAATCATTTCTTCTTCTGCCTGTATAATATTTTCCATACCTTTTCCATAAGGTATGGAAACATACTTATCTAAGTTTTTATTATAATACATGGCAACCTTCATACCACCTGGATATGGTCTAATTGCCTTTCTTTTAAAAACAAGAACAAATGGTGGATCTTTTATTTGTGATGTATCTTCTTGTACATCTTCCGCATCTTGTTCTGGATCATCACCAACAGAAGGTGCTCTATCACCAACCTTAACACGGTGTGCTCTTATCTTTTTCATTTTGCCATCGGAACCCACAACCATTTTAAAGTCGGCCGTATTTTTCATACGAGCGACACCTTGTAATTCTGTTATGAAATTTTTTAAATCTTTCATTCTTCTTCCGTTGGTTCCTCTTCGTACTCTATCTCTGAGTCATCTAACTCAGCTTCTGGTTCATCAGCACTTGCCTCAATTTCTTCACCATCTTCATTTTCAACTTCTTGTTCTTCGCCATTGTTAAACAATGCAGAAGATATTTCTTGTTTGCGAGCATCTAAAGCATCAGCTGTTTTAGCACCAATCATTGATTGTAATTGTTCTCTAGCTGTTGTTGCTTGACCTCCAACAACTTGGTCTATGAAATCATTTAAATCTGCCATAATATTCCTTTCATCTTCTATTTAGTATTGCTTCTTCACTTTTTTGTATAATCTTTAGTATGGATTCTGCTTTTAACCCTCTTGCTGTGTCCACGTTATCAGAGTTATTAGGTTGTGGTGCAGGTTGATCAATACCTTCTTGACCATCAACTTCTGGTTGCGTTACAACTGGTCCTTCTTGTTTCATTTCTTTATTCATCAACTCTATCTCTTCATCAGACATTTGTAAAACATTTTTCTTTACCCAGTCTGTTGAATAGTAACGACCAATATATGGGTCAACGGTATTAAGAAGATTAACTCTTTCACGGAGTAATTCAGCTTCACGCATTTCAGAAAAGTTATTATCTTTCTTAAAATCATAATAGATAACTTCTCTAGCAGCATCCCATTCATCTGTACTCATTATACCTTTGAGTGATAGTTGAACTCTTAAAGCATGATCAAAAATTTGTGCGAATTTATTTCTTAATCTTATAATAAACTTATTAAACTTGACCTCATCTCTTGTAACTTCTGATACTCTACCTAAACCAATCATACCACCTTGTTGTGGTTCTAAACGAGAGATAGGCACATTAAGTGATTGTAAAAGTTTCTTTTGAAAATACTTAACATCTTCTAACTCACCTAAGTTAGCGCCAGCTGGTAGTGTTGTAATCTCTGTACCTTTACCACCTTCTCTTCTTGGTAACCAAAAGTCCTCTAACATGGACTTATGTTTGCGGTCATCTCTAAGTTCACCTGTTTCAGCATCATAAACCATTTTGTTACGATACTTGACCATTACATCACGCAAGTATTGTTCTGCTTTACCTTTTGGTAAGTTACCTACGTCAATGTAAAATATTCTTCTTTCAGGTGCCCTTGATAAACGATAGATAACAATTGCATCTTCTATCATTCTTAACTGATTTAAAGGCTTAATCGCCTTATGTAGATAAGAAATCACAAATGTATTCTTTGCATCCATTTGACCAGATGAACAATATACAACTGCATCTGTAGCTATACGAACACCAGAGTTTACATTCGCTGAATATGTTTGTGTTGTTGTACCCTTATCATTATATACATAGTATTCACCAATTGACTTGATGATTTGAGCACCAGTCTTTGGGTCTCTTTCTTTTACAATCTCACGAACTTTCCTTATTTTTCGTGGATCAATATATCTTAATTCTTGAATACCCTCTTTAGGATTATTTTCATTTACAACAATATGAAAGTATAATCTACCATCTACATACCACCTCTTGAACAAGTCATCAGCTAAGTTACCATAGTTTAACATATGTTTAATATTGTTAAACTCGTCCATGATTTTTTTCTTAATACTTTCAGGTTGTTTCAAATTATCAAGATTGATGTCTACTGATTTACCATCAACATCATGTGTTATAGCTTCATTGACTATATCGTCAATCGCCATATCTAACTCAGGGTGATTTGCCATCTCACGGTATCTTGTGATTAACTCAAGTTCGTTGCGAACTGAGCCTTCTAAATCAACATATGTCCCGTAGTAAGCATTGTTTGTTACGGTAACGGCACCATCATCAAGTGCCTCGTTTGGTAAAGCAAAGGAACTCTGTCCTTTTGGTGGTTCCTTTGCTTGTTCTTTTTTACCTAAAGTAAAGCCAAATAACTTTATAGCCATAAAATATCCATCCTATATTTAGAGAGCACGCTCTCGTTAAACCACACCAGTTTCTTCGGATTCCCACCATTGATATGCCATTGTGATAGTAAATTCCTCAATTTGATCATTCGCACCCCAATCTACATCTATTGGAGATAGGTCGTATGGGTAAATCCCAATAAACTTGTATTTCTTCAATTCATCACCGGTTTTCCCGA